ATATAGAATAAATATTATTTGAAATCTTTAAATATTTTTTTTTTTAAATTTAAAGATAAAATATATATATGAATAATGTCAGAAATTATACTAAAAAAAAAAAGAGGTCGCAAACCCAAAAATTATAATAATATTTTACCAAAACTAGATGTTAAATTAGCAGATGAAAATGTTAATACAGAAGATGAAAAAATTATATTTCACTTACCAATAACTATAGATGAAATAAATAATCAAGATAATTCTTTATTTATAAAATCAGAAAAAGACATTAAAAATCTTAGTGATAAGTTTAATTTACAAAAAATTAAAACTTCTGAAGAATCAGATTCTACTGAAACATTAAAATCATCAGCAATGAATATTAGTAGTAATAAATTTTTATTAAATAATAATGTTAATAAAATATCAACTCATTGTTTAAAATTTAATAAAAATACTAAATGTTGGTGGTGTAGAAATAATTTTAGTTCATCACCATGTGAATTACCAGAAGATTATTTTAATGATACATTTTATTGTATAGGTCATTTCTGTAGTTATAATTGTATGAAATCATACAATTTAGATTTAAATGATTCATTATCATCAAAAAGAGAATCATTAATGAATTTATTATATTATCAAACCTATTCTTCATATAAATTTATAAATCCTGCACCTCATTGGATGTGTTTAGAAGAATATGGTGGTAATTTAAGTATAGAAGATTTTAGAGAAAATTCATTAATTAATTCAAAAGAATATCTTGTTTTACATCCTCCACTAATATCTAGACAAATGCAAATTGAAGAATCTTATAAATTATCTAAATTAAAAGAAGTTCCAATTGATAAAGTAAATAAAATTTACTCAGAAATTGATTCTGATTATGTTATTAAGAGATCTAAACCTATTCAATCATCTCAATTAAATTTAGAGACAACTATGGGATTGATTAAAAAAAAACCATCAAAATAGTGTTATCAATCTAAATTAAAAAAATTATCTTTTTCACTATATTTATATGCTTGATATTCATCTATTAAAACTTTATCACTATATCCTAGGTTTTTAAGAAAAGTAATAATTTTATTTTTTTTACTAACTTTCATATTATTCCATTCCTTATCAATTTTTTGTTTATATTTTTTATTAAAATAATATTTAGCATGTAATTTTTCATGTAAAAAAGATTCAGAATCATAAATACCAATAACATACTCAATATTATTTTTTTTTACTAATTCATAAATACGATCTGTTTTTTTTACAAAACTAGCAGGAAAATTATGTCCGTCTAATATTGATAATCCTTCATATCTGTAAGATATTTTACCAAGTTCATCATTCATATATTTTTTATTATTATATCTTAAAATTAATAATTTTGGATATATTTTATCAATTTCATAATTAAATGAGTTGTCTTTAAAAACTGTAAAGAATACTATTAGTAAAATAATTTTAGCAATAGTAATTCTATTCATTATACATAATTTATAAATTAAATAATTATTTTGGAATTGTATTTTCACCAACAAATTTCACTTCCACAAATATTTTAGGATCTTGTTTTTGTCCTTCTATTTGAAGAAAATTAACAATCTTTTGATGATCTTCTTTTGATGAATCAGTTGTTGTACTTCTAAACATATAGTATGGTGTTGATTCATATTCACATGAAAATTTGAAATCAATATCTGAAAAAGCTTGTGTGAGTAATCGTTTTGTTGCTTCAACACCTCCGAAACTGATGATACCAAATCTGGTCAAAAGAGGTTGATCCTTCTTGAATGTTTTCTTTTTGTGCAATTCGAGAACTCTTTCACCAAAAGTTTCATCAAGTCCTGATTCTTCAATCCAGTCGTCAAGATCATCGATCTTATCATTAAAATATTTCCAAATACTCACATCATCGTCTTCATTTTCTTCTTGATTGTACTCGCGACGATGACGATCAATTGGATGAACAAATCTTGTCCAAATTTCTTTGTAATCATAACTATGAAGAATACTCATGGATTTCATGAAACTTTCCATTTGTTTGTTTTCCTGAAAGGAAGCCAACAGTTTTTCCTGAATAGTACTTGCATTTGCATCTTTAACATCTTCATCCAAATAAGCGAGTGACACTTGAACAATTTGCGCATCAACATCAACACTTTCAACACGCGCTACCATCGTTTTGTTCAGAGGTACTAACTTATTTAAATTAGCATGCCGACGTTTTCTGGTAACATCGCTAAAATTCATCATTACCCTACATTTGTATTCTAGTAAATTTCCACTGAAGAAACCATCTCCTTGTTTAGAAAATTTACCAAGGACAAGTTCACCTTCCGAAGGTTCAGTAACTGAATAGTACTGAGTATTAGTATCAATTGATTCTGCTTGATCTGACATTAAAATAATGATTGTTTATAGTTTGGTGTTAAAATATTCAATTTTTTTATGATAGAAAAAAAATTATCTCGTATCTCTAAACATTAATTTCATTAGTTAGCTTATTCTTGGATGTTATTTGTATAATTTTTTTATTATCTTTTATATTTTTGGATTCATCATATATTAAATCTTTTACTTGATCAATTTTATAAAGTTTATAGTTTTGAAACTTTTTATTATTGTTATTTTCTACAACCATTTCAGTGTAATCATCATTTATTTTATTTATTAGTTCTTCTAATTTTTGAACAACTCTAGGATTTAATTTTTCTTTATACTCATCTAACGATATTTCAATGCTATCAATGTGATTATCAATCAATTCATTTATGGCTGTATTCTTTTTAGTAGTAACAAATTTATTGCCATCAAATATATATGCCAAATCGTCGCGTAAATTAGTTATCAAAATATTTTGATATTCAGGAGCGTCTCTAACTAAAAGTTAGAGCCTCGTGGTTCTCTGAACCAGACGAGCATCATTAAAATGAATTCTTTTAATTGATTCTTCTAAAGATAGAAATCTAGCTTCTAGTATTTTTAATTTTTTTTTTTGGTTTAATATTTGATTGATGTTTTCATTACCAAATTTAATTATGTTAATATTATTAACAGTACCTAAATTAACATTGTTTAAATCACCATTAATATTTTTAATAAGATTTTTATTAATTTTCTCTAAAGTTTTAGGATGAACTTTAGATTTTTTTAACAATTCCATAAGCATACTTTTAATTTCTGCATTTTCTTTTTTGATTTCCACATTTTCTTTTTTTAATTCTTGTATTTCTACATTTTCTTTATTTAATTTGTTTATCTGTATAGATGATTTACATATTTTTTCATGTCTCCATTTATGTTGTCTACATGAGAATATCTTATTACATTTTGTACACATATTTATGTTATCATTTGGGGTTACATCATGGTTACAATCATATGTACTTTTGTAACCATTAACATCAATATGATATTTATGCTTGTGATTCCATAAGCTTTGACGAGATTTATAAACTTTATTACATATATTGCATACATGTTCATTACTAGAATGTAAACTCATAATATATTACTAAAGATTTTATTCTTTAATTATTTTTAAATTAAGTTTAAATTGTGTAACCATAGTGTACGTACACTTAAAACTAGCGAGAGAGAGAGACCGGCTTTGCCTTGTGGATCTAGCGTTGCTAGATGCGCACGGATTTAAAACCTGGAAATTTAAAAAAATTTGGAAAATAATAAAATTATAATTCAAACATCAAATTCTTTAGGTTGGGATTTTTTATTTGATTTTTTAGTTTTGGTTTCTTTAATCAGATCAACTGATGTTTCAATTGAAACTTGTAATTTTTCAGGTTCTTTTTTAATAGTTTTTGGCTGACGAGTTTTAGGTTGTAACAAGCAATCATCTACATTATTGGTATAAAAATAAGCCCCCTGTAAAAAACTATCTGCTAAATCATCTTTCTTTTTATGTGAGTTAAAATGTTTTTGCCAATCAGGTAAATGACATGTTAAATCTAAACAATATTTGATTCCTAAACTTTTTGTTAATTTATAGGCTTTTGTATCATCTGTACTTTTGGCTTTAATTAATTGCTTAGTATCTCCTTCATCAGCTAATTTAAGTTTATTAGAAGGTGACATAAATTTAACTTGAGTTATATTAGATTTAGTAACTGATTTATCTATGATACCCCTAATTAAATAATAATCATATAATGTAGAAGCTATTGACTTCATTCTAGGATTTTTAAAAGATGGTTGATTTTCAATAACAACATAATCTGCTGAAAGTAAATTAGATCTTTTCTCTAATTCCATCATTAAACTATATTTAACATCATCAAAATTTAATGTAGTTGAACTTTTCAATTTAAAGTTTTTTAATTGTGATGCTTTTGTTTCACTAGTAAATATTTGTTTAGCATGAGTTTTGCAATAATAACATTCAGTATCTGATTTATAACAACTAGCTGATTTACCACATAATTTATCTTTAATTTCATGACCACAAAATACTTTTTCTTTACTTTTAGGAATTTCTTTAAAATGGTCTTCAAATGGTTGAATAGTTACATCTACTTTCTTACTATGAGTTTTACAATAATATTTTATTTCACCATTTACTGTATTTGATAATTTTGCTTTGGCACCACAATGACATTTTTGTTCATCTCTATTAGTTAAATCAATATTATTCCAATCAATTATATACCAATCAATTTTATTAGTACCATCTGGTTTAATAAATTCTTTTTTAGTTAATAAACAATAGGAAAGATGAATAACACCAACATCAAATGATAAAATTACGGGAAATTTCTTGGATTCTTGAGTCATATATATTAATAATTAAAATCATTTTGTTAAACCAATAATTTATAAATATAAAAGTTGATATTTAAAAT